GTTACTAGCGCCGTGCTGGTAGATGAGGACGGCGGCATCATAGCGGGGCATGGCAGGGTACTAGCTGCGCGTAAGCTCGGCAAGACCGAGATGGCCGTGATGATTGCAAGGGGCTGGACGGACGCTCAGAAAAAAGCGTATGTAATCGCTGATAACCAGCTAGCGCTTAACGCGGGCTGGGATAAGGAGCTGCTGAAGCTGGAGCTGGATGAGCTTGTCGACTTGGGGTTCGACTTGGAGCTGACAGGCTTCAGTGAAGCAGAGATTCAAGCCATGCAAATGCCAACATTTGAGCCCGCTGAAGAGGGGGGGCAGGGTAAGCTAGACCATCTAGACCCAAAATTCATTAATTGCCCGCATTGCGGAAAAGAGATCAACACCCGTGAAGCCTGAGATCAGAATTGACTGGGCAAGTCATGAGGCAGCAAAATATGCATGTGAAAACTGGCACTATAGCAAGTGCATGCCGTCGGGCAAACTGGCGAAAATCGGTGTATGGGAGGGCGGTAAGTTCATCGGGGTTGTAATTTTTGGCCGCGGAGCAAACCACAATATGCTCAAGCCTTTCGGTTTGCAGCAGGATGAGGGGTGTGAGCTGGTGAGAATTGCACTTGCAAAGCATGCAGCCCCAGTTAGTAAAATTATGGCATGTGCCATCAGGTTTTTACACAAGGCCCAAACAGGCTTGCAGCTAATAGTATCTTATGCAGACCCAGAGCAAGGGCATCATGGCGGCATTTACCAAGCTTGCAATTGGGTCTATACAGGCCCAAGCAGCAAAGCAGTAAAAATTTTCTACAAAGGCAAGTGGTCACATAAAAAAACAGTTGATGATGCAGGCATTGAACATGGGCATCTTCCAAAAAAAGTTGTCGCTGGCAAGCATAGGTATTTAATGGCACTAAACAAGCAGATGCATGTTAAGATCAAGCCACTGGCACAGTCATATCCTAAGCGGGTGAAGCAGGCGATGGCGGGATACCCTCCCGAACAGCGGCGGCGCGACACCGACCCACCCGCTCCAAATATAGAGGCAGCCAATGAAAAAACTTGAAAAACCCGTTGCTATAAAGCCCGGCGCCCACGGCGGCGCACGGGAAGGCGCGGGGCGTAAACCATTTGAGCCGACGGCTAAGGAGCGCCAGCAGGTGGAGGCTATGGCGGGTGTGGGCTTGCCGCATGATCAGATAGGGGCGCTGGTGCGCGACGGCGTCTGCACGGATGTCATACGCCAGTATTTTGCCAAGGAGCTGAAGGCGGGCAAGGCCAAGGCCAGCGCCAAGATCGGGCAGACGCTATTTAATCGGGCTATCGGCGGGGAGACGGCGGCGCTTATCTGGTGGACCAAATCGCAGATGGGGTGGAAGGAAAAGCGGGAGCTGGGTATATCGAACCCCGACGGCACGATGCGCCCTATTTCCCGCATTGAGCTAGTAGCGCCGCAAAAGGCCAATGACAGCGCTACAGGTTGAGCTTGCCCCTAAGCTGCTAGAGCTTTACACGCCCGCCCGTGGCGAAGTGCGCTATCGGGTTATGCGCGGTGGCAGGGGCAGCGGCAAAAGCTTCACGGCGGCTAAGATGGCCGCTATTTGGGGCGCGATTGAGCCGCTTCGTATCCTTTGCACGCGCGAATATCAAAACACAATCAAAGAATCTTTTCACGCAGAGCTGAAAAACGCCATCGCCTCCAACGAGTGGCTAGCTAGTCAGTACGATGTCGGCGTGGATTACTTGCGGCATAAAAACAACGGGACAGAATTTATCTTTAAGGGCTTGCGCCACAATATTGACGGCATCAAGTCGATGGCGCAGATTGATCTGGTGTTGGTGGAGGAGGCCGAGAGCATACCGCCCGCAAGCTGGCAAGACTTACTACCCACCATCCGCGCGGCGAAGTCTGAAATCCATGTGCTGTATAACCAAAAGCGCCGCGATAGCTGGGTCGCGCGCACCTTTGATAGTGTGGCGCCGCCACCGCGCACCATCATTGCGGATGTAAACCACACCGACAACCCATGGTTCCCCCCCGTGCTGGAGGAGCAGCGCCTACACGACCTCAATGTCTTAGACCCTGCCCTATATCGCCACATCTGGGAGGGCGCATATTACGAACAATCCGACGCGCAAGTCTTTGCAGGCCGCTACAAGTTGGCCGAGTTCGAGCCGACCCCCGATTGGGATGGGCCATACTTCGGCCTAGACTTCGGCTTTAGCCAAGACCCTACAGCCGCCGTCAAGTGCTGGATAGCAGACGGGCGGCTTTACATCGAGCAGGAAATATACGCAGCGCGCCTAGAGCTAGACGCAACAGCGCCCAAGATACTAGCGGCCATGCCCGATGTCGCCTCGCATATAATGCGGGCAGACAATGCGCGGCCTGAATCAATCAGCTACCTAAAGCGCCACGGCTTGCCGAGAATGGCGGCTTGCGAAAAGGGCAAGGGCAGCGTCGAGGATGGCGTAGCCTTCATTAAAAGCTTTGAGAGTGTCATAATCCACCCAAGATGCACCAACACGGCCAAGGAGTTCGATTTGTATAGCTACAAAGTAGACCGCCTGAGCGGTGATATATTGCCCGTGCTGGTGGATGCGCACAATCACGCAATCGACGCGCTACGCTATGCGCTTGAGCCGATGATGAAGCGCAGAACCAAGCCCACCGCCATTTTTGGAAGCTATAGATGAAAGACATCCTCAAGCCATCGGGCGACTACATGGCAATGCAAAGCTACTGGCGGCATGTGGCCGATATCACCGCTGGCGTAGAGGCTATGCGCACTACAGCGTATCTGCCAAACTTCCCTAACGAATCAATCGACAATCACGCCTACCGCATGCGCAACAGCGTGCTAGTGGACATCGTGTCCGATATCGTCGAGAGCCTAGCATCTAAGCCCTTTGCTAAAGAGGCGGGGCTAGCAGATGATAACGCGCCGCCGATTATCCAAGCCTTCGTGGAGGACATCGACCGCGAAGATAATCACCTACACATTTTCGCGCAGCAGGTGTTTCTAGCGGGCATTTTTAACGCCGTGGATTGGGTGCTGGTGGATTACCCCTCAGTCCCAGCAGGTGCGACCCTAGCCGATGAGCGTGCGATTGGCGCGCGCCCGTACCTAGTACGCATCAAGGCCACGGATATGCTGGAAGTGCGCAGCGACATTATTGGCGGGCGTGAGCAGTTCACCTATGCGCGCATAAACGAATCAGGCCACGACGAAGCGGGCAAGGCTTTCGAGCAAATCCGCTTGCTACTGAACGACGATCAGGGCGCGCGGTTCGAGGTTTGGCGCAAAGACTACGGCCAAGACGAGGCAACCTTGCGCGCAGCTGGGGCTATCGCTATAGGCGAAATACCGCTAGTGCCATTCTTTACAGGCCGCCGCGAATCGGGCACTTGGCGCTTTACCATGCCAATGAAGCGCGTGGTTGACCTACAGCTTGAGCATTACCAAGCGGCAACCAATTTGAAGCTAGCCAAAGAGCAAACCGCGTTCCCGATGCTGGTTGGCGCTGGGATAAGCCCGCCAGTAGACGATCAAGGGCAGCAGGTAAGTTTGCCCGTTGGCCCAGGCACGGTGCTTTATGCCCCGATGAATGACATGGGCGCATTTGGCGACTGGAAAACACTAGAGCCAAACGCGAACACGCTTAAGTTCCTATCAGACGAATTGCTAGGCCTAGAAACCACCATGCGCGAACTGGGGCGGCAGCCCTTGACCGCTGGCACGGCCGGCCTTACGCAAGTAGCCGTGGCGTTTTCCTCGCAGCGTGCATCCAGCGCGGTGCAAGCGTGGGCGTATATGCTCAAGGACTGCCTAGAGCGCGCATTGCGCTATATGGCGGCCTGGGAGAATCTCCCCTATGAGCCGCTGGTTCATATCGATACCGATTTTGCTATCGAGCTAGGCGACACCAAAGCGCCTGAGATTTTGGTTCAACTCCAAGCGGCGGGGCTAATCAGCCACCAAACGCTGATTCAGGAGTTGAAGCGTCGGGGCATCTTATCGCCTGAAGTAGAGGACGATAAAGAGCAGGAGCGCTTGCTGGCAGAGCTGGCAGGCAATAGCAACGCGCCAAGCCCGAGAGATTCGGTCGAAGGCGCAAACACTGGGAAAGTGTAAAAAATGGCATTAGCAGCAATCACCACCGAAGCGCCGAAAGGCTTTGAAGAACATTACACCAAGCTTGAAGACGGGCGCTTCCGCCTGAATGTTGAGGCATCCGACGGCTATGCATTAGAGGACATCAGCGGCCTAAAATCGGCGCTATCCAAAGAGCGCGCAAACCGCGAAAGCCTAGAGCGGAAGGTATCCGACTTGGGCGACCTTAACCCAGCAGAAGCCCGCAAAGCCATGCAAGAGCTGGAAGAGCTGCGCAAGCTCGACCCCCGCGCAGAGGCTGACAAACTGGCGCAGGCCAAGATCGACGCGGCCACGCGCAAACTAGGCGACCAACACACCAAAGCGCTGTCCGAATATGAGCAGCGCATCAAGTCACAGGCCGCGCACTTAGACACCATCGTGCGCAAGCAAGCGATCACAGCCGCGCTAGCAGAGGCTAAGGGCAGCATAGAGCTACTAAGCCCGATCATCGAGCAGCGCACCCGCATGGTGGAGGCTGATGGTAAGTACCGCGTGGAGGTGCTGGACACTGACGGCATGCCAATGCTAGCGAACAACGGGCAGCCGTTGACAGTTGCTGACTATGTGGCACAATTGCGACAAGACGAAAGATTCGGGCGCGCGTTCGAATCGACAGGCTTATCAGGGACTGGGAAGGTTCCAAACGGTTCAAGCGGCGGAGCTGCTGGGGCTGCAATCAGCCGCGCACAATTTGAAGGTTTAACGCCATCCGCAAAGGTGGCACACATTCAAAATGGCGGCAAAGTAACCTAAACCCTTTGGAGAATTTATATGAGCACACCTAACACCCTCACAGGCTTGATCCCTACCCTTTACGAATCGCTGAACATTGTTTCACGCGAAATGGTTGGTTTCATCCCAGCCGTCCGACGCGATACAAGCGCAGAGCGCGCAGCGAAAGACCAAACCGTCCGCGTGCCTTTGGCCGATGTGGGCGCTTTGGAGGCTATCACCCCAGGGCAACTGCCAGCCGATACAGGCAACACGACCATTGGTTACACAGATATCACGATCGACAAATCATTCGCGGTTCCTATCCTTTGGAACGGCGAACAAGAGCGCTCCCTGCAAACTGGCGGCCAATACTCCAATGTCTTGCGTGACCAATTCGCTGAAGCCATGCGCAAGCTGGTTAATCAGGTAGAGATTGACCTAGCTATCCGCGCTAAAACTGGCGCGAGCCGCGCCTATGCTGTAGGCGGCACGCCAACTACACCATTCGCCACAGCCGCCAATATGAGCGCCTTGGCCGCAACAGCTGGTATGCTGGAGGCTAACGGCGCGCCAAGCACTGACCTGCAATTCGTAATGAATAGCTTGTCAATGGCTAACTTGCGCGGATTGCAGTCCAACTTGTTCAAAGTGAATGAGGCTGGCAGCTCTGACATGCTGCGCAACGGTATGACTGATCGCTTGATGGGCTTCGCGCTTCGTCAATCGGCAGGCATCAAGGCGCATGTGCAAGGGGCGGCAGCATCGTATGTGACCGATGGCGCGGCAGCAGTAGGCGCAACTGGCATCACTGTCAAAACTGGTTCAGCGGCTATCAACGCTGGCTCGTTGTTCAGTATCGCCGATGCGGAGCCAAACGCTAACGAGTTCTATGTAGCCGCAGCAGGCCGCACAGGCGCAGGCGTGTTGTCTATCAATAAGCCCGGCCTGCTTATCGCAGCGGCTGACGCTAAGGCAATCACCGTTAAAGGTGCTTACACAGGTAACTTTGCCTTTGACCGCAACGCGATGGTGCTTGTAACCCGCGCTCCAGCAGTACCGGGCGGCGGCGACAGCGCAGACGATAGCACGCTGATTACTGACCCAGTCAGCGGTCTGACCTTCGAGGTGCGCGTTTACCGTCAATACCGCCAAGTGAAGTATGAAGTTTGCTTGGCTTGGGGCACGGCTGCTGTAAACAATCAGCACATTGTCACTCTCGCAGGCGCGTAAGCACTGAAACCGAAGCCGTCCCGATTGTGCGCCAGTCGGACGGCTTTTTTTGTAAGGTGGAATCATGAGCCATTTAATTACAGTCGAGCGCCACAGCGAGCGCATCGCGGTTCACCCCGATTTGCTAGCTATGCACCGCGCATTAGGCTGGCATGAAGTCGAGGCAGAGACTATCGAGGCCGAAGAAACACCCGAAATAGTTGCAGAGCTTAAACCCAAGCGAGGGCGCAAAAATGGCACTAGTGATTGAAGACGGTACAGGCAAGCCCACCGCAAACAGCTATGCGACCGCCGCCAGTTGCCTAGCCTATGCGTTGGCGCGCGGCAAAGCCTTTACAGACGATGCGACGGGTGAAGCGGCGCTAATCCGCGCTACCGCTTGGCTTGATGCTGCATACCTACCGCGCTGGCGCGGCTACCGTACCCACGCACGCGCTCAGGGCTTGGCATGGCCACGATCGGGCGCTTCGGATGTCGAGGGCAACTCAATCGCCAGCGACGCGATACCTTCAGAGGTTATCAATGCGTGCTGCGAAGCCGCCATTGCAGAGCTAGCAACACCTAACGCGCTGTCCCCATCTTTCGTGCCTGCTAAGGGTATCAAATCGGCCTCAGTCGATGGCGCTGTGGCTGTCACCTACCGCGACGGCGCAACAGATGCAAACGCGCAGCGCTTGGCCTTAACCGCCGTAGATGATGCGCTGGCCACCTTAATCGGCGTACTGCCTAAACCCGCGCTATTCGGTGAAAGCGCCCGCGCATGAGCTTTTATCTAGACATGCGCAACATCGCCACCGATCTGCTCAAGCAGTTCGATCAGGGCGGCTTGTCGCTGGATGTTTACAGCAACAGCGGCGGCACAGCGTGGGAGCCTGGCACAGTCACCTACACACCGCAAGCCTTCACAGGCACGGTGCAGGGCGTGAAAGCGCAAGAGCTGATTGATGGCCTTATCGTGTCTACCGACCTAGCAGTCACCATGCCGGGCACGCTAGCGCCCAAGATGGATGATCGCATCACCATCAACGGCAAGGCTTACAGCATCCTCAAGATCGATGCAAAACCAAGCGCGGGCATTGTCGCCGCGTATAAGGTCTATGTAAGAGCATGAAGCCCGATGCCAAAGCCTACAATGCGCTGCTCGACTCGCTTGAGCCGCAAATCGCTGCGGCTTTTGTAGAGGCCGTGCGCTTGCGCGTAAGCCGCGCAGACTTGGGCGATGTTGAAAGCGGCGTGCTGCTGCAAGATGTGGACGCAATCCTAAAAGCGGCGGGGCTTACTGGCGTAGACCTACAAAACACCATGGAGAGCATCCGCGCAGCGGTCTTTCAGGGCGCAGCGTTGGAGCATGGCTTGATGGGCCAAGCCTTCGACATAGGCACACCAGCAGCGCAAGCGTGGCTAAAGAACAAGAGCAGCACCCTAGTTACAGAGCTACTAGACGGGCAGCGCGAAGCTATCCGCAACACCCTGCAAGCAGGCATGGGCTTAGGCCGTAACCCGCGCAGCGTAGCGCTGGACATCGTAGGGCGCGTGGGTAAGTCCCAAGTTAGGCAGGGCGGCATTATCGGCCTGCATGAACAGTACGCGCAGTTTGTCGATACAGCTCGCTTTGAGCTGCTGGCGCTTGATAAGAATTACCTAACCCGCGCGCGCCGCGATCGCCGCTTTGATTCGCTCGTGCGCAAGGCTATCAATAACGACACGCCGCTGACAGATAGCCAAGTGGATACCCTCGTTAGCCAATACGCCGACAGCTTGCTGCAACTGCGCGGCGAGAACATCGCCCGCACGGAAGCTATGGAGGCCGTCAACGCTGGCAGGGCTGAAGCGTGGGCACAAGCTGTGGAGGATGGAGCGCTCAAGACTTCGCAGGCCGTCAAGGTTTGGGAGAGCGCATCTGACAGGCGCACGCGCGATACCCACCGCGCGATGGAAGGCCAGCGCGTAGGATTAGACGCAGCCTTTGAAACTGGCGACGGCGAAAAAATGCTATTCCCAGGCGATACTTCCCTTGGGGCTACTGCTCACAATACAATCAACTGCCGCTGCTTCGTGCGCGTAGAGGTCGACTTCATAGGGCTTGCAGCAAATGGCTAATGTAACCGTTGACGAATGGGTCAGAGAAACACAGCGCCGCATTGAGGCGGTGGTCAAAACCGCTGCGCAAACCGTCGCTATCGAATCAAACAAATCCGTTGGCGCTGGCGGGCAGATGCGCGTTGATACGGGCTTTCTTCGCGCATCACAGGCGGGGCAGGCAGGCTCTATGCCAAGCGGCGAAACCGCGCCCGATAAAGCAACAGCGGCCAAGCACAGCAAGGCACGCGAAGCGGGGCAGCAGATAGCGCCAAGCTATGCGCCCACTAATGAAGTGAGCTTTAAGCTGCTATCGTGGGACTTAAAAGACCCGTTTTACATCGGCTGGACAGCGAAATATGCTCGCTACCGCGAAATGCATGACGGGTTTTTAAAGACGCAAACGCAGAACTGGCAAAAGCATGTAAACGCAGCAGCCGCCAAAGCCATGGCTAGGAACCTATGAGCACCGATACCATTTTCAGCGGCTTTTGCACCAAGATCGCAGCGGCATTTTCAAGCTACCCAATCGCTTATTCGGGGATGGTTTTCACACCACCCGCAAGCGGCCTATGGCTCGAGGTCAAGCCGTTTTACAGTGGCGTGACTGAGTACGGCCTGACAAACCCAGCTGTAGAGCGCGGCTTCTTGCGTGTGATGGTTTGCGGGCGTAGGGGCGCAGGCTCAATCGCGGCGCTCAAGCTAGCAGAGCAAGTGGCAGCGGCTTTCCCAAAGGGCACAATTTTTGGAGGTGCGCGGCAAGATGAGCGCCCCTCTATTTCCAGCGTAATAGAGGACGGTGACAAAATCATCGTCCCAGTTACCGTGAGTTGGCGCGCGACTCGCGTTAGTTAGTTTTTACACCTATAGGAGTATTTATCATGAGTTCAGTTTATACACACAGCAATGTGTCCTTTGCGGTATCGGCAAACGCCTACGATTCCGACTTAAATCTGGCGGGCTTTCAGGGCATCGCCTCTTGGATTAATGTCGCCAATGTCGGCTCATTACCCGAGCGCGGCATTAACACCAACATGCTGTCTTATGACACCGTCAACACGCTGGTGACGAAGAAAGCCAAGGGCATCACGGACGCGGGCACAGGCACGCTGGAATGCGCACGCGACGAGAACGACGCAGGCCAAACCAAGATGACAGCCATTGGCCAGCCAACCTACTTCCACAGCCACGCTTTCCGCATGGTCAAGCAAGACGGCACAGTCGAGTACGGGCGCGGCTTGGTTTCAGGCCCAGCCTCCCCTGGTGGCCGTAATGAGGACTTCGACCTCGCGAACTACACTGTAGCTTATCAACAAGCGCCCGTGAGCAGCAACGCATCAGGCACTACCACTTATGTGGTTGATGTACATGGCGGCGTCAGCGGCTTCCAGTTGGTTGTTGGCGGTATCGTGACGGGCATCATCAACGCCTCGGAAACGGCCATCAATGTACAGGCCGCAATCAATGCGGTCTTGACTGGCGGCGTAACAGCTACCGTTACCACTGGCACTGACTACAATGTGGTCTTCAGCGCGCCGATGACATTGGCAGGTATCGGGGCAACCATTACCTAACCTTTACGGGTAAGATAATAGCCAATGCGTCCCTTTAACTAGGGGCGCATTTTTTGAGTTTAACTAGGAGCAGAATATGGATTTAAGCAACATCAAAGCCGCCGAGCGCGTGCTTGAAATCATGCACCCCGCAACGGGTGAGCCAACAGGCGTGAAGCTCATGCTGCGCCCACCAACAGACCCCAAAGTCGATGCAGTGCGCAGACGCTTGATCAATTCCATGCTTGCCAAGAAAACGCAAAAGCAAACCGCCGATTCGATGGAAGCAGACAGCATCGCGCTTTTGAGCGCCACGGTTGCAGATATTGAATTCACAGGCGACGCGCTTTGGAACGGCGAAAAGCCAGCTTTCAGCGCTGCTCTCGTTAAAGAGATGTTGTCGGTTGTGTGGCTGCGCAAGCAAGTAGACGAAGCTGTTGGAGATACTGAAGCTTTTTTTCCGAGCTAGGCGAAAAGCTAGTTGATGCGGTGCGCGTGGTTGTTCGGTACGATGTACCGCGAGACTACAGCGGCAAAGAGCCGCCGATACTAGAAACACGCCGAGAATTTAACGCCCGCTTTGGCAAGGGCGCAGACACGCCAGAGTTGGACGAACTGCCATTGGCAGGGCGGCACCTTTGGGAGTGGTTTTGGCAGCTACAAAGCCAGCGCACCAGCACGGACGGCGGGTATCAGCCGCTAGGCTTTGCGAACATCTCAGCGTGGGCGCGGCTGCTACGCACAGACCCAAGCCCGTGGGAGGTGCAAACGCTCGTTAATATGGATGTGGCTTTCCTCGTTACGAGTAGCCAAGAAGCCGACGCTGTGCGACAATTGGCAGCAGGCCGCAAACCATCAGGCAAAGGCAAATAAGGACGCGTTATGGATATTGCACAGCTAGGCGTAGAGGTAAAGACGGACGGCTTACGCAAAGCGTCTGTTGCCCTTGAAGGCTTCAAGAAAGACGCTGACAAAGCCACAGGCGCGACTGATAGATTTACAAAGGCGCAACAAGCCGCAAGCCCTGCTAGCTCAGGCTTTGCGCGCTCAGTTAGCACGCTGCGCAACGGCCTCGCTGGTCTCGCTGGTCTCGCTGGCGTTTTAGGCGTTGGCGCTTTCATCAAAATATCATCCGAAATGACTGACTTTCGCGCCCGCTTGGAGCGCGTTACAGGCGGCGCAGAGCAGGGCGCTGCGGCTATGGATAGGCTGCAACAGATGGCCAAACGCACCTATTCGAGCTTTGGCCAAACCGCCGAGGGCTACCTACAAACCGAGGGCGCGCTGCGCTCTTTGGGCTACACGACCGAGCAGACGATGAATTTTGTGGAAACACTCAATAACGCGCTGGTTGTGTCAGGCTCGAAAGGCGACCGCGCCGCGTCTGTAATGTATGCGCTGCAAAAAGCAATGGCCGTTGGTAAGCTATCAGGCGATGATCTCAATTCAGTTTTAGCCAATGGCGGGCGCATCACAGAACTGCTAGCAGAGCATTTAGGGCTAACAACCAACCAATTGCGCGATGCGGGGGCGCAAGGCAAGATTACAGGCCAAGTGCTGTATGAGGCGCTAGCGGGCAATATGCAGAAAATCCGCGAAGAAGCGGAAAATATGCCGGCCACTATCATGGATGGCCTAACTCAAATAGGGCGCGCTTTCGGCGCGTTAGTTGATAAATTTAACCAGCAAACAGGCGCAGGCGAAAAGGTGGCGGCAGCTTTGCTCTGGGTTGCCGATAACATGGAAACCATCGCTAAGTGGGCGGCTGTGCTGGCGGTGGGCGGGCTTGTTGCAATGTGGCCTATGGTCATTGCTGGCGCGTCTGCCACTATCACGCTGCTGGCGGGGATCATCACGCAGCTAATCGCAATTTCCATCGCTAACCCGTTTATGTGGGTGGCTGGCGCTATCGCGGCGATTGTGCTATTCAGCGACAAAATCAGCATTGGCACTGGCGAACTGGCAACGCTAGCCGATATGGGCAACGAGCTAGCGGACACGCTTAAAGAGGGTTTAGGCTTCGTGCTCAATGACTTATCGGAAGCCTGGGATGACTTTGCCCGCAACGCCAAGCACGCGCTAAAAAGCGTCGGTACTTTCTTTGGCATGACCTTTGACGACATGGAGAAAAAAGCGGACGAAAGCACCAGCAATCAGGAGTCTTCCTGGTTGAGCATGATTCGCTACATTCTCAGCATGTTCGATATGCTAGGAGGCGGCATTAGGGGTATTTTTGCTGCCATTGGCACGACTCTAGCGGTGCTGGTAGACCGTACCAAAAAGAGATTTTCATCATTAGGTGAAATGGCGCAGGCCGCTATGAGGCTGGACTGGAAGGAAATGCTGGCGGTAGGGTCGCGGGATATTGATCACGCCAAAGGTAGCGCTCAAGCGATTGCAGGCGCTTGGACAACAGGCATTGCAGACTCATTAAAGCTGCAAGGCAACAGCGGCCTAGTATCAATGCTGAATGATGTTATCGCGGGCTCTAAAAAGCGCGCAGCGGCTGGCGGTGGTGGCGGTGGTGGAGGCAGTGGCGCTGGCGCTGGCGGTGGAGGCGGCGCAGGCAAAGGCGACGATAAAGCGCTTAAAGCAGCGCTCGACTCCACGCTCAAAGCTATCGAGCTAGCGACTAAAATGCAAGTCGATGCGCTGGAAGATCGCAACCGCCGCCTAGGGCTTGCGAACGATCAGGGTTTAATCTCAATCAGCAGCTACTACAGCCAACTGCAAGAGATCGCCAAGCAAACAACAGCTGTCGAGGTCGCAGGCTACAGCCAGCAAATCGCTGCGCTTCAGGCTTACATGGCGAAAGTAGGCAAGGGAGACGAGCGCATTGCCACGCAAGAAAAGATTAATGATTTGTTGTATAAGCGCAACAAGCTAGAGAGCGATGGCGCTTTCGAGGTCGCCAAGTTAGCGGTCGAGCAGGCCAAAGCAATGGAGGCGCTCAAAAACTCAGTTACTAGCGTAAATGTCGAGCTATTGACCATGCAGGGCGAACTGGCCAAGGCCGCCGCACTCAGTTTTGACCTGCAAAACGCAGAGCGCAAAAAGCTGCTGTCTGCCAATGGCGAATCTGGCGCGCTGGCGCAAATGGAGGCGCTGCGCACCAACGCGATCAACCAAGCGCGTATAAACCAGCTAACGCAAGAGTACAGCTTGATTACTGACACGCTGGGGCTGCAAGAAGAGCGCATAGCGCTGGCGCAGCAGCTAGGCACGACGGGCGCTATAACAGGCATGCAGCAGGTCGGGGCGCTTCGCTTACAGGCCATCGCGCAGCTAGAGACCCAGCTTGCTATCTATCAGGCAATGGCGGCTACTGACCTAACGGGCCAGCAGGTGCTAGAGGTCGAGCGCTTGCGCCTAGAACTGGATAAATTGCGCGCAGCGGCTGACCCGCTCAAGGCTAAGTTTGATGAAGTGTTCCAAACTGGTTTTAGCAACGCATTCGCCGGTGTGATCAGCGGCACTAAAACGCTTGGCGATGCGTTCAAAGACTTGGCGAACACCATAGTTCAAGAAATAAACAAGATTGTTGCTAAAGAAATGGCCTCCAAAATCTTCGGCGGTATGGGGGGCGGGAATAGTTTCGGCGGCTTAATCAGCGGCTTGTTTGGGGGCGGTGGCGGCGACCCTTTGGGTAGTTTTATCAGCGGCTTGCCTAGCTTCGATGTTGGAACGCCCTATGTCCAACAAGACCAAGTAGCGCAAATCCACAAAGGTGAGCGCATCCTCACAGCAAAAGAAAACCAGCAATACACCAACGGCGACACGGCTGGCGGCGGTGAGACAATTGTTGTCAACAACACCTTTGTGCTGAGTGAACCAGCTAGCAAACAAACACAGGCGCAAGTAGCGGCAATGGCGGCGCAAGCACTGCAACGCGCACAGCGAAGGAACAGCTAATGGCTTTTATCGAATCCCCGCGTTTACCCGATGAAATCTCATTCGGGGCGACTTTCGGGCCAGCGTATCAAACCACCGTAACCACCGTGCGCAGCGGGCATGAGCAACGCAACTCCAATTGGGCAGCAGCGCGCCTCGCTATTGACCTAGGCTATGGCGGCAAAACGCAAGCCGATACAGACGCGCTCAGGGACTTCTTCCATGCGGTGCAGGGGCGCGCGCATGGCTTTAGGGTCAAGGACTGGACGGACTTCGAGGCCAAGACCACGAACACCACAGCCAGACGCATCGATGCTGAGAAATACCAACTACAAAAGACCTACACAGCGGGCGCGTTGCAGCGTATCCGCGATATCGCAAAACCCGTATCGGGCACGGTTGCGGTGTTCGTAAATGGCACAGCAGCGCCAGCAACGGTAGACACGACCAAAGGCATTGTGACCATCACAGCCACAGGCGCAGCGATAACGGTCAGCAGCATAAGCAAAGCGGCGCAGGCCGTCGTAGTCACTAGCGCGGCGCATGGCCTGATAGTAGGGCAGGGCGTGAAGTTTGACATGGGCGCTTTGGGTATGACGCAGATTCGAGGGCTTTCGGGCTTCGTAATCAGCGTGACCGATGCGACCACTTTTGTAATCGGAATCAACACCACCGCGTTTACTACCTACACCAGCGGTGCGAAAATCGCAGCGCTTCCGCAGGCGGCGGATGTCGTTACATGGTCAGGTGAATTTGATGTTCCTTGCCGATTCGATACAGACGCGATGCGGATAGAGATTGACACGCGCGGCGCCCAAGGTTTGTTTTACAATTGGTCGGGTGTCCAACTGATCGAGCTGCGCGCATGAAGACCATACCGCCAAACATCGCAGCGCAATATGCGGCCGAAGTCTCGACGCTTTGCACCTGCTGGAAAGCCACGCTGCAAAATGGCACGGTCTACGGCTTCACGGACAATGTCACAGACCTCACAATCAGCGGCGTGCTTTACGAAGCAGCGGCGGGCTACACGCCTAGCGCGATTCAAGATAAGCAAGACCTATCGGTCAGTAACTTGGAACTGCAAGGTCTGCTCAATTCTGACCGAATCACAGTGCAAGACCTGAATGCGGGTCTTTGGGACTTCGCAGCCATTGAAGTCTTTCAAGTCGATTACCTAGCGCCCACAGCGGGGCAAGTTATCCTGAGCAGCGGGCGCATCGGCGAAGTGAGCTACGGTGAAAACACCTTCACGGCTGAGATGCGCAGCCAAACCCAGCTGCTGCAGCAGTCTATCGGCCAAGTCTACGCGCCCTCTTGCCGCGCCATCCTTGGCGATTCGCGCTGCAAGGTAAACATTCCGGCCATTACAGACACGGCGACCGTCACGGCGGTGCTGGGTGAAACCGCGCTACAAATCGACGGCGCGGCGCTTGGCAAAGCCCCAGATTGGTACGGCGGCGGCCTAGTAACTTTCACCAGCGGGCTGAATATCGGCCTCTCGATGGAAGTGAAAAGCAGCGCGGCGGGCGACATTGGGCTGTATTTGCCAATGCCGTTTGCCGTTACCGCTGGCGACGCCCTGACCATTTCGCCAGGTTGCCGCAAGCGCTTTCAAAGCGACTGCATCGGCAAGTTTGCGAACGCCATCAACTTTCGCGGCGAGCCGCTAGTTCCCGGCCAAGACGCAGTTATGCAAACAGGGGGCGCAAACCGTGGTTAATCGTGCCGACATAGTCGCTGAAGCCCGCACATGGCTAGGCACGCGCTTCCATCACCAAGCGCGCTTAAAGGGCGTGGGCGTGGATTGCGCGGGCGTGGTTATGGGTACGGCGCAGAACTTAGGTTTATTCGCTGAGGATGTGCAAGGCTATGCCCGCCACCCCGACGGCGGCCAGCTTGAAGCTGAGTGCGCACGCCAGATGGAGCAAATCACCATTGCCGACGCACAAGCGGGCGATGTGCTGCTGTTCAAGTTTGACGCAGAGCCGCAACACTTAGCCATCATCGGCGACTATGTGCACGGTGGCCTATCCATCATCCACGCCTACAGCGTAGCGCGTAAGGTTGTCGAAACACGCCTAGACGACACATGGCGCAGCCGAATCACGGCGGCTTACAAACTCAAAGGGCTTATCTAATGGCGGCTTTAGCTTTCGGCTTAATCGGTGCATGGGCTGCACCAGCCTTGGGTTTTGCGGCATCCACAGGCTGGGCTATCGGCTCATACCTTGGCGGCGCTATCTTTCGTCCTACGGTGCGCATCGAAGGCCCGCGCCTACAAGATACAAAGGTGCAAACCAGCACCTACGGCACAGCCGTCCCTATCGTCTACGGCGCCATGCGTGTCGCAGGCAATGTCATAGACATGAGCGATATTCGCGAACACAGCACCACTAAAAAGCAGCGCGGCAAGGGCGGCGGTACGAAGTACACCACATACACCTATGAGGCAGATGTAGCGGTCGGATTGTGCGAGGGCACAATAGCTGGCGTGTCTAAGATATGGGCAAATGGAGAGCTGATTTATAACATTGCGCCAGATGCGACTGTCGAGACATTAATCGCTAGCAACAAAATGGCTGAGGGTTTCAAGGTCTACACGGGCAGCGAAACCCAAATGCCAGATGCGACGCTTGAAGCTCTGCACGGCGCTGGCAATGTGCCCGCCTACCGCGGCGTGGCGTATGTGGTTTTCAGCACGCTTTGGCTTGAGAAATACGGCAACCGCCTGCCAAACTTTGAATTTGAAGTAGTGAAAGTGGGGGCGACATCCAGCACGGTTGAGCGGCAAGCGCAGTCGATAGTTGGCGGCGCGACGGTCGCATCGCTGCGATTCTCTGGCGCATCATACGCGGGTGACGACGACGCTTTCGAGTGCTATTTGTTGACGGGCGACATTGACGAAAATGGCTACCCTATTTGCGGTGTGCGCCGATTCACGGGTGTTGATGCGGCAAGCGAGAAGCGCTTCACGCTCACGCAAAAAAACATAGGCGTTATGTTTGGAACCTCAGACCAACCTTGCTTTGTAGCGCGCTGCGAAGACCCAAAAAATGTTTATGTTGCGTGGCAGAAAAAGTGGGGCGGCTCAGGGCATTTAATCGTGCCTTTTCCAATAGCGGTAAGCAATATCTACCGGATTAGTAATGGCGTAATCTATACCATCGACTTAGACGGCAAATACCTGCTATCAAAACCAATAACGGGGGGCGCAGTGGTGCAAACGGCGACCGCGTTTAGCCCGCCGATAACAGACTCTTACAACTATTATTTAGAAGTTGCTAGCGGGGTTTTGTATTTGGCTTATCCGCAAACGAGGAGCATTCGCAGGTGGGACGCGGAGACACTGACAGCCATGCCTGATATCTCGCTGTCAGGGGCGGTGGAGTCGATGGAGTCAATCGGCAGCGATGGTAAGACCTTGTTCGTTTGCCATCGGTTGAATGTAGAGCCGAATCAGAATCGGACATTTTCAATACTGAACGCCGATGGCTCGTTAACTCCATACGCGCAAGTTGTTGCGCAGAATGACGGAGTTCTTAGCCAAAGCTTCAACAATTCAGCTTTGTATGCTCGTGAATTTATCGTTAATAACGGACAGATTTATCGCTTGAGCATCCGTCCGCAAGAAACCCCCGGCGCGATAACATACCCGCAAGCCATCACCATCGGGCGCGTCGTGTCCCCGCTTGGCGCTCAAACCGTGCCACTTGGCGGCATAGTGCAAGACCTTTGCGGGCGCGTAGGGCTCACGGCCATCGACAAAACAGCCCTCGACAGCACGCCAGTGGCGGGTTATGTGATGGGCAGGCAGGCAGCGGTGCGCGGCGCTATCGAGCCGCTGCAAAGCGCTTATTTCTTCGATGCAGTGGAATCGGGTGGGCTACTGAAGTTCGTCAAGCGCGGCGGCGCGGCTGCGGCATCTATCCAGCTAGACGACCTATGCGCCGGCATAGACCAAGCGGACAGCGGCGACCCGCTATCGGTGGTACGGGCGCAAGAGGTAGACCTACCGCAACAGGTAACAATTAGCTATTCCAACCTAGACGCGGCCTATCAAACGAGCGCCGAAATCGCGCAGCGCATCGTGACACCATCGGTGAATAAAGTGGGTGCAGAGCTGCCAATTGCCATGACCGCCACGCAAGCCGCCCGCATTGCTGACGCTTGGATGTACCAAGCCTATGCAGGGCGCACCAGCATGAAGTTCAAGCTGTCGCGCGAATACGCAGCGCTCGAGCCTTGCGATGTGGTGACAGTCACAGACGGCGTGCAGACCTTCACAGCCCGCATTACCAGCAAGATGGATGAAGGCGGCGTGTATGCTTTCGAGGCTGAAAATGAAAACGGCATCCAGTACAACAGCAACGCTCAAGGGGCGGGCAATGTACCGCCAATAAGCCAAATAGTCCTAGTCGCTGATAGCGTGGCCGAGCTGATAGACACGGCCATAATGCGCGACCAAGACGATGATGCGGGCTTTTATGCAGCGCTTGCGCCGCGCGCACCTACAGGCCGATGGGGTGGCGCGGTGCTGCTAACTGGCAGTTTGTCCGACCCTACCAGCGAGCTGGGCGGCGTGACCCGCATGGGCGTTGTGGGCACAATCCTAAACGCGCTGCCTGCCACCGACCTGAGCGGCGCAGTCGATGCGGTGCAAGCGCCGAATTTCTTCGATGAAGCAATCTTTATCGATGTGCAGATAAACCGCGGCGAGCTTGAATCGAAAAGCGTCGCTGAGATTTTCAGCCTTGAGAACGCGGCGGTTATCGGCGATGAAATAATTCAGTTTCGCGATGCGGTACTGACTGGCGACAGGCAATATCGGCTTACTGGCATCTTGCGCGGGCGGCGTGGGACTGAGGATTTGGCGGCTGTATCCAAACCAGTGGGCACGCGCTTTGTGCTCATGAGCGGCGAGGACGGTATTTTGCGGCCTGACTTGGGCGCTATTGGAATCGGCGTAGAAGGTGGATATCGGGCAGTCACAATCGGCGGCATTGTGCAGCAGGCCGATATTCAGCTATTCACCAATAACGCGCGCGGCTTGAGGCCATACGCGCCGCGCCGCGCATACGGCTGGAAAACATCGACAGGCGTTAGCTACCGCTGGACGCGCCGTAGCCGCATCGACGGTGGCTGGCGCAATGGCGTGAATGTGCCAATCGGCGAAGCGGTCGAGGAATACGCGGTTTACATGCGGGCAACTGGCGGCAATCTAATCACCACATTTAGCAGCGCGGTGCAGAATATTGATTTAACGACAGCGCAAATCACAGCGGCATTTGACGCCTACGATCTCGCAAGCGGCGGCACAATTTCGCGCACTTGGATTGAACTGTCAGTGGCGCAGGTTAGCGCTACCGTGGGCGCAGGGCTTGAATCGCCCGCAATCAGAATCACCCTTTAAGGAAGAATCATGGCAGACAGCAGCACCAATATCCCGCAACTTACGCTAGGCATGGCGGACAAAGAAACTCAGGTTAATCTGCTGTTCGACGCGGCCAAGCCTTCCATGATGTACGGGCGCAACGGCAACACCAGCGGTGGTTTGAATTTTGGATTGCTAGGTGGGCGCTTCCTAGGCGCAAGCATTGTCAATTCGGTGCAGGCTCTCACGGCAAGCTCGATTAATTATTTAGAGGCCGACCCAGTTACGGGCGCTGTTACTAAAAACACGACGGGCTGGACGGCGGGCAAGATTCGCCTATACAAGTGTGTGACAAATGCCACGGCTGTCACTAGCTACGAAGACCATCGCGGGCGCACGCCAATGGCGGCTGTGGCTGACAAGCAAGGCAAGGTGCTGGATGATTTGATTGAGATTGAGGATGCGTTGGACATTGACACGACCTTCGCGGTGGGTGGGTACATAATCAAAGAGGATGCGTTGAATGGCGTTTTTGCTGGCGCAACCATGCTCGTTTCGGCAAATGGGGGCGCTGTTTCACAGCTAATATCAGTTCCACTTGTTGGCAAGATTGGGCTGCGCAGGTATGATGGCGTATGGGGTGATTTGTCTTTTACCATTGTGCCAACCGATGTGATGAATTGGTACGCCAGCACCACCGCAACCGCCGCCGATGCTGTGATAAACGCCGATGGCACTTTCAGCCGCGAAGTCTCCACTGAAGAGTGGAAGCGAGATATTGAGCCGATGCAAGACGAATATGCCGATGCGCTACTCAATGCGCGGCCTGTTTTCTACCGCTCCAAGTGCGAAGCTGACCCGCAAGACTGGAGCTACTGGGGGTTTATCGCTGAAGAATTGGCCGCAATAGACCCGCGCTTTGTGCGATGGGGTTACCCAATGAAAGCGGTAGAGCAGCCTTTCGGCGCACCGAAAATGGTAGAGGACAAAGACAGTCCGCTTGTTCCAATTGGCGTGCAGTACAGCCGCATGACCGTACCCTTGCTGCAATTGGCACAGCGCCAAGCAGCGCGGATTGATGCGCTTGAGGCTAGGTTGTCCGCTTTGGAAAAGCGGGTAAAATGAGGCGAACACTAGGGGCTAAAATTGCACAATGAAACGCCATGCCTAAACTACTCAAAGGTCGCACTATGAGCGAGCACGCACTTGATTACATTTTCGG